ACAGTAAGGGTATCGCTGAGAAGATTGATGGAATCTGTGCCCGAGTCACCAGCAACCGAAAGATCTGTCGAGACAGATACTTCACCCGCTGCGGTCAAACGACCTTGTGCGTCAACTGTGAAAGTTGGGATTGCTGAACCTGAACCATACGAACCAGCAGTTACCGCTGTGTTGTCGAGGTCGATTGTACCAGCAGTGTAGGTAAGTCCTACGCCACCCGATACGTGACCATCGATTGCAGTTTCAGCACGGGCAGTTGTGAAGTAAAGGTTTGAACCTTCAGCAAGATCGTCTGTGTCGTGGTTTGAAAGCGACGAAACAGTACCAGTTACATCACCAACAAGATCGGCAGTAACTTGGTTGAATGAAACGTTTGCACCTGTTCCAACGTCTTGACCGATGCTGATTTCACCGTTCGAGTAAGAAACGCCTGTGCCACCCGAAAGATGTGAATCAACACGGGCGGTTGTGAAGTAAAGATTGCTCGTACCTTCAGCAAGATCGTCAGTATCGAACTGAGCAATCGACATTGCGGAATCGTCATACGAGATTACGCCAGTTGCTGGATCATATGACAAGTCGCCCGAAACGCTGATAGCGTTTCTTGCACGGCTATCTGTGAAGTAAAGGTTTGAAGAACCTTCTGAAAGAGCATCAGTGTCGTGGTTAGCAATGCTCGAAACAGTACCAGTTACGTCACCAGTGAGGTCGGCAGTGATTGTTCCCGCTGAGAAGTTGCCCGAAGCATCGCGCTTTACGATTGCCGAAGCAGTATTTGCGTTTGTTGCAGCATCAACAGCGGCAGTAAATTTCTTACCACCGATTGCGTCGATTGATGCAGCGCCTGAAGAGTTTACAGATTCGATGTATAGAACACCAGATGCACCGTTTGCCGAGGCGTCTTGTGCATACGCCATTTCACCAACTAGTAGATCACTAGTCGAAGGTGCCGCAGAACCTGAACTTCTTTTAATTTGAATAATTGTTGACATTAGTCGTTCTTCCTTTTCTTTGGATTATAATTATTAATATGTTCCGCCATCAATGGCATCAAGGGTAACTGTCGTAGAAGGATTGACTGCCTCCCATTTCTTCGTCTCTGAGTTGTAAATCAATGTATAGCCATCCTGAATTCCTGCAGCATCAACATCCGCAAGAGTTTCCACTTTTGCCGCCTGTCTCTTACTGACTATATTTGTATTTATAGTTTTAGTATTTGGAACCGTTACTTTTATTGCCATTATTTTGTAACCTCCGGATTAACAACAACAATTCCTTCTAGCACTCGGATAGTTTCTTCATACTCTTCGCTCGAAATTTCGATGTCATAAACATATCTTCCTGCCTTCAAAGCAGATGTTTCTTCGGCGGTAAGAGAAATTGTTACTTGGCCCTCGGTCGGCAATGAAACTTCCGTAGTAAAATCCGTTGCAGTGTTTGTGTAGTAAGATTTACGTAATTGAGACGCGGCAACATAGTCGGTCAAATCCTTAGGATCGCCAAACTCATCGGATACCTCAATCGTAAACGAAAAAGTAGTTCCTTGGTCGATATAAATATTCTGAACCTGTGCCATGATAACCCTTGCAACTCTTCTTTTAACTTATTTATAAAACTTGGTGACTAATGAAAACGATATTGATGCTAAAATATGGCACAAAATATTCCAAAGAAGATGTAGATCGTATCATAGAAGCGACTGGTGGTAAGTATAATTACGCTTGTATAACCGACGATACCACCCTCGACCCCAGAGTTAAAATAATTCCTTTACCAAAAGATGTAGACGGCACTTTCATCAAAATATGGATGTATGGACTTGAAGATTTGGGTGACGTTTTATACTTCGATTTAGATATAAGAATACAAAAAGATATCGAACATCTATGGAATTATCTTGACGAACGCCCAACAATATGCTATACATATTGGAAAGACATAAGTTGGGTAGATAAACCTGCACAGTCATACAGTGAACAATATTTGAGCAACTTTAATTCTAGTGCAGTTCTATGGCGTTCTGGAAGTCCAAAAGCTAAAGCGATTTGGGAACACTTTGAACAAGATGCTGATTATTATATGATTAAATATTGGGGTGACGATAGATTTCTATGGCACGAAGACTTTGAGTTCAAATGGTTTCCTAAAGGAGAGTTCTATTCGTTTCTCTACGGCGCAGACTATTATGATCCAGAGAAGCGAGTTGTAGATAGATATAGACCAGAATATACAGTGTGTTTGCTTAACGGCTTAGATTATTTTCCAGGATATGATAAAAAATATGATGAACTTTCTAACAATAAAATGGGGTGACAAATATTCTGCCGACTATGTGAACAATCTATATCACATGGTAAAAAAGAATTACACCAAAGACTTTCGATTTATTTGTTACACCGATGACGCAACCGGCTTGGAGTGTGAAGTTCATCCTATTCCGGATGATGATTTACTACATCCAAAATACTACTTTGGAAAAGAGGCATTCTGTTTTGATAGAGCTAAGTTTCTAGTCTTCAATTCGGAAGAATGGTTAGATTGTGAACCGGAAGATACGTTCTGTTACTTTGATTTAGATGTCGTAATTCAAAGTAACATCGATGAGATAGATATCTTAGTTGAGAAACCCAGAATAATCCATTCTCTATGGCAACCACAAAATCAAGTAGATGATAGATTCTTTATCGAAACCAGAGGCACGTTCTTCAACTCTAGTATGATGTTGTGGTCATATGGCCAATGCCAGCATATATATTATGATGTTTACGAAAACAATGAAATAGTTTTCAAAACATTTTTCAAGGGTAGTGACAACTATCATTATTGGCGGCAACGAGAATTCTGGAAAAACATTCCAGACACATGGGTATACTCTTGGAACAGAGGTAGATATTATCCAGACGATGTAAAGCGTTTCAAGTTTAGAGAAGATGCTAAAATCTGTTTGTTTAATACAGATAATGTTCCTCATCCCTCTGCAAAAGAACACGTGGAACTAACAGAGTGCAATGACGAAAATATTGTTAGGTTGTGGAAATGAGAGTAAATTACATTTGTTGTAAATGGGGCACCAAATATGATGCCGAGTTTGTCAACCGACTATATCGGATGGCAAAGAAGCACACACCAGATAACTTTGAGTTCCATTTCTATTGCTACACAGATGATAGTGAGGGATTTGAAGATGAAATTAAAGTCATCGGCTTTCCAGACATTCCCGACATTCATCCCAAATACTGGTTTGGTTCAGACGATTTCAAATACGGCATGGCACGTTGTTGGGACAGACCAAAGACGTTCATCTTCAATACACACAACTTCGCAGACGATAAACCCACTGGAAGATTTGTATTTTTCGACCTTGATGTTATCATTCAAAATGATTTGTCGCCAATCATCACTTATGACTTAGAAAATCCTACTAAGTTACGTTCTTGGTGGCAAGACCCTCGACCCATGAAGTCTCGTAACTTTAAGTTGGCTCATGGAGCATATACGAATGGTAGTTGTATGGTGTGGTCAGATGATCAGACAGAATGTATTTGGCAAGATGTTCTAGAACACCAAGAACGTATTTGGTTTACATTCACTGATGGAACAGACAACTACCACAGTTGGAGGTGGGGAGAGTTTGGTGACACCCCATTGTGGAAACATTTTCCGAATACCTTTGCATACTCATATAATAGAGGCAGAGATTGGGATGAAGGTGATTTAGAAGTCGCTAAATATAGAAAAGACTGCATTCTTTGTGTATTCAATGTAGACTTACTTCCATTCCAGGATAATAAGCGCGGCAAAGTGAAGCAGGAGTCCTTAGTTGACCCTGACCTATTAGAGCATTGGAACGTTTGATGATTAATATCTACACGGTTAAGTGGGGAACAAAATATGGTCCAGAGTATGTAAATAAAATTCTGGAACAATGTAAGAAATACACTAAGCAAGAATTTAAATTTTATTGTCTTACCGAAGACCCCACTTCTCTTTCATCTGATATCGAAGTTATTCCATTTCCAGAAGACAACTATTACGAAAAATGGTGGAACAAACTATATTTGTTTGATAAAAATGTGGTAACACAAACAGGAGAGAAACTGTTTTTTGACCTAGATATCTTCATTCAGCATAGTATAGACCCAATTATCAGTCACGCTTGCGGAGATTCTCTGACATTTATTAAAACCGAATGGCACAATCTTGAACAGATGCGAATTGATACTAAAGAAATACCAAGAAAATTTACTGACTTAAACTCAAGCGTTTTGAGGTGGAATGATAATTTAGATGTCGATAAAATTACCAAGTTTGTCAGGGATTATCCTGACCAAATGTTTTTTTATTATAGAGGTCTAGACAATCTTTTCGGACATCAAAGAGAACGTTTATTAAAAATAGATTTTTTCCCATCGCGTTGGGTATATAGTTACAACTACGGGTATATCTGGCCAGATGATGTAGCAGAAAAAGTAATTCGCAAAGAACCCATCATTCGTTTATATGATTCTATGGAAAGACCAGAAGATGTTAAATTATAATTATTTGAATAGCTATCGGTATTGGGGTCTCGGGCTGGAAAAGATCAGTCACGAAATGCCATATAAAAGTGAGGACTTTCGCAAGTCTCTAAATCCAAATACGATGGATGCTTCTATTTGGCTAGTAGAAGAATTGCAGAAGAATATTGAGACAGAAGAAAAACTTGATATTACTATTCTAAATTCTTGGTTGGGATTTCCGTTAGTTCCACTGATCTGCGAAAATCTAAACGTAAAGAAAATCAATCTTATTGATATCGACAACGATGCCTTGGAGCTATCTAAAGTTTTCAATCAATATTATTCGGATGGCGGAATCGAGTTGTGTCATCTAAATTGGGATGTTCCTTTTGCATACCATGACATCAATGCTCTAGATACAGATGTGGTGATTTCTATCTCTTGTGAGGCAATGTATCCATTGAAGAATATGACTACCGCAAATCCAGATTGCATCTTTGCCTGTCAGTCGTCAAATGTGTTCCGTGAGATGTATGGTATCAACTGTGTTCCTACTATCGAAGAACACATAGAAAATGTTGGAATAAATAGCGTTGTATATCAAGGCCAGATGGAACAATCTTATTGGTCTTGGGACGGCAAGGTCAATTTCGACCGTTTCATGGTTATAGGGAAGAAATAATATGGGTAGAGCAAGAGTAGTAGCACCACCACCAGAAGATTTCGTCCCTGTCCCATTAGAACTTACCGGTCATGCGGAACAACCAGTGGTCGAAGATGTGACGATTGAAGTCGCTCTCGAAGAACCCGCTTCTGTTTGGATAGAAGGAGACATGCGAGACGAAAGTGAAATTGTTGTAGACGAGCCGAGTCCAGAGGAGCTGGAAAAAGAACGTATTGCAAAAGAGCAACATGAGGCTATTCTACGTAAAAAAGAAGAAGATAGAATCGAAGCAGAAGAAGAGGCCCAGCGCGTTATTAAATTAGAAAAAGATAAGCAGCGCATTGCTAATTTGGCGACAAAGAAAACCACAAAAGAAAAAGCGAAATCTGCAAAACTTT